GTGGACGCGGCGGAGGGCGCCGGGAGCGCTGCTCCCTCCGCCAGCTCCGGCTCCGGCGCGACGGCGGGACAGGCGGTAACGCTGAACAACACGCCCCTCTACGTGAGCAGCGTGGCGAAGAACCCGGCGACCCACAAGACGGGCGTGTATTACTTCTATGACGGCATCTTGATACGCGGGCGCTACCGCATCACCAACACCCCGTCGAGAGTGGGCAAGACCCCGGTGGGCCAGAATGTGACCGGCTGGGCGGACGCGGCGGACTGCGGCGCGGTGAGCACCGCCAAGGCTACGCCAAAGAAGGAGACCTCCGGCCAGGAGGACGCGACGCTGGGCGCGGGCACGGGAACGGACATCGGCCTTTCCATCGAGAGCCTGACCTATGTGGACAACGCGGCGGACGACAGCGACAGCATCGACCTGACGCTGGACGCCCAGGACAGCAAGTGGCTGTGGGGCTGGATGCCGCAGAAGGGCGCGACGCTCCACCCCCGCCTGCTGGGCCACGACTGGGAACGGCCCGGTGACGAGCGGGCTATGGACTGCGGCCTTTTCGTGGTGGACGACGTGAACTACACAGACGCGCCGACCACCTTGCAGCTCGGTGGCGTGAGCAAACCGAGCGACAGCAATTTCAGCGAGACAGACCGAAAAGTGACGTGGAAGAACACCTCCATCAAGCGCATCGGTCAGACCATCGCGGCGCGCTACGGACTGGGCTTCACCTATGACGCTGAGGACTACGACATCGAGTGCGACGAACAGGACGGAGCGGACAGCAGCTACTACAATACGCTGTGCCAGAACTACGGCCTGGTGCTCAAGGTGTACGCCCGGCGGCTGTGGGTCTATGACCGGGAGGCATACAAGGCCAAGCGGGCGGTGCGGACCTTCGACCGGACGGACATCATCCGAGGGAGCCTGAGCTGGACCACCACCCTTTCCGGGACCTACACCGGCGGGACCTTCGACTACACCGACGCGGACAAGGACTGCGACATCTCCTGCAAGGTGGGCGGCGGGACGCACATCAAGAGCGTGAACCGCAGGGCCACCAGCGTGCAGGATGCGGCGGTCCAGCTCTGCGCGGAGCTGAACCGGGCCAACCACGGCACGATCAAGCTGCGCTTCACCGTTCCGGGAGACTGGACCGTGAGCGCGGGCAACACGATCAACATTACCGGCTACGGCGGCGGTCCCTCCGGCGGAGAGGGCGGCATCAACGGCAAGTATTTCGTGGACAAGGTAACGCACAAATACACCAAGAGCGGCGGATTTACCACGGCCTTCGAGTGCAGCGGCGTCCGGGAGGGCTTCCACCCCTACGAGGTGGGCGGCTCCATCCAGTACAACACGGAGGGGTCCGACACCAGCGACACGAATTACAGCAGCTCCTACGAGACGAGCACGGCGGCCAGCGCCGCCAGCGCGGCGGCGGGCGCTGAGGCCGGGGCGGCGGTGACGTTGACCAACGCCCCCTTCTACTACACCAGCGTGGCACCAAATCCGAGCTGCTACAAAAGCGGCGTGTTCTACTTCTACGACGGCATCCTGGTCAACGGGCGCTACCGCATCACCAACGCAGCCTCCCGCTGCGGGAAGCTGCCGGTGGGGCAGAACGTGACGGGCTGGGTGCCCGCGAGCTACTGCGGCGTGGACACGAGCACAGGCGGCGGAGGCGGCACGAAGGCCACCATGGAGGTGAAGTAGCGATGGCAGGGACGAACCGGGTCGGACGGGTCAGCTCCATCGACTATGAGAGCGGGACCTATGAGGTGACGTATGCGGACCAGGGCCGGAGGGTCACGGCCCGCATCAACGCCATGAGCAACGGCGAATACAAAATGCCGAGGGTGGGCCAGATCGTGAGCGTGACGCACACGAGCAACGGCACGGCGGCGGCCACCACCAGCGGCACCGTATGGAACCGGAGCAACCGCCCGGCGGAGGGCTTCGCCGGGCTTTACCGCAAGGAATACGGCGAGAAGGCCGGGCAGGCTTTTGAGCGCTACGACGCCAACACGGGCATCTACACCCAGTTCACCGACGTGCGGACCGGGCGCAACTGCAACGGCGACATCTTCGACGAGGCCAAGGGCACCATCAGCCTGATCGCGGAGAAGCTGGTGCAGATCACGAGCAAGATCAAAAGCGTGAGCATCCACGGCAAGGAAGGCGTGGGCATCGGCGCGGAGAAAAGCGTGACCATCGACGCCGGGGAGAACATCAACCTGGAAGCCGAGGGCGACCTGGACGAGGGCGCAGGCGGCGACCGGGCGCTGACCGTGGGCGGAAAGAACACCGAGCTATACAAGGGCGAGGTGGAGCGGGAGTTTCAGGGAGGCATCCGCGACACCGTGACCGGCGAGGTGACGCTGACGATCAACGGCGTGACCATCACCATCAGCGAGGGCGGCGATGTCTCCATCCAGACCGCCGGAAAAATCAGCATGAAGGCACAGCAAATCGACCTGCAGGGCGGGTCCTCCCTGGTGCTGTAAAAAACGAACAGCGAGGAGGAACGGAAAATGGTGGGCAGTTACATGGGCCGGGTGTTCACGGTGAGCAGCCAGAGGATATTGACACCGAGCAATCTGAAAGGCAGCGCCGGAAGCGACTGGGCAAACCATGAGATCATCGGCAAGAAGGCGCGGAGCCAGTGGGTAGGCCCGAAGCTCAAGAGTTACACCATGGACATCCTTCTGCGAGCGCAGGACGGCGTAAGCCCCCGGTCCACGCTGGACTACTTCCAGCGGGCGGCGGAAAGCCAGATGGTCGATTGGTTCATCATCGGCGGGCGACCGATCTCTGACAACCCCTTCAAGCTGGTGAGCGTGAGCGACGAGTGGGACACGGTGCTGGGCGGCGGCGCGCTGATCGAGTGCCGGGTGAGCCTGACCATCGAGGAATACACGTAAGGGAGGGCAAGCCGTGATCTACATTGAGGATACCATCGTCGAGATCGAGGCCGGGACCGTGGACGACCGGACGGCACAGGAGGTTTACCGAAATCTGCAGGTACTCTACGGCACGGAGACGGGAGAACAGGCCCTCGACCGCGAGTTCGGCATCGACATCAACATTCTGGACAATCCGCAGGAGGCGGCGAAGGCGCTGCTGACGGCGGAGTTCGTGCGGAAAACAAAACAGTATGAGCCACGGGTCCGGGTCATGCGTGTGGAATGGACCCAAAATCATGCCAGGGACGGCGGCATCGTCCCGAAGGTGGTGGTGAGCTTTGTCTAATATCAAAGAGCTGGCAAATGTGCCGGAGATCAGCTTCATCGAAAACATGAGCCTGCAGGAGACGGAGGAGCTTGTGCGGGCAAACTACACGCGCATCTTCAAGGAGCTTACCGGGCAGGACGCGGAGCTGGGCGAAGCGGACGCGAAGAACCTGATTATCAAGTCATTCAGCCTTGTGCTCTACCAGGTGATGCAGTACGTGGAGGCCAAGGGCCGGGCGGAGCTTTTGAAGACCTCGACCGGCGACGCGCTGGACGCGCTGGCGGCCCTGTTCGGCATCACGCGGCAGGAGGCCCGGCGGGCCACGTGCATCGTGCGCTTCACCCTGTCCGGCCAGCGGAGCGAGCCGACGGCCATCCCGGCGGGCACGCGGGTGAAGACCCAGGACGGGAAATACTTCAACACCGTGGACTACGCGGAGGTCGCGGCGGGCGAACTGACCGTGGACGTGGACGTGCAGGCAGAGGAGGCCGGAGCGGAGAGCAGCGGCATCGCCGCCGGAGAGATCGACACGCTGGTAGACCCCATCCCCTACGTTGCGAGCGTGGAGAGCATCGAGGCGAGCACGGGCGGGCTGGACATCGAGGACGACGACGGCCTGACGGAACGGGTGTGGCTGGCCCCCAGCAAATACTCCTGCGCCGGACCGCGAGACGCCTATGCCTACTACGTGAAGGAATGGCGGACGGACGTGGACGACGTGCAGATCGTCAGCCCGGAGCCGTGCGTGGTGCACGTCTATGTGGTGCTGGACGGCGGCGTGCTGCCCACGGAGACGGAGCGGGAGGCACTGGCCGCCTACCTCAACGGCGACACCATCCGTCCGCTGACGGACATCGTGAGCTGCCCGGCGGCGGAGGAAGTCCCCTACGACATCGGCCTGACCTACTGGATCGCCAGCAGCGACCAAAAGAGCGCGGGCACCATTCAGGCCCAGGTGGAGGCGGCGGTGGACGCCTACGAGAGCTGGCAGCGCAAGATGGGCCGGGACATCAACCCGACCGAGCTTGTGTACCGGGTCCGTGCGGCGGGAGCCAAGCGCGTGAAGCTGACGGCCCCGGCGGACATCGTGATCGGAAAAACGCAGCTCCCGAAGCGGAACACGCGCACCGTGACCTACGGAGGGCTTGAGGATGATTAAAAGTCTGCGTCAAGCCCGCATTACAGACGGCCTTCCGAGGGTGTTGGCGAGACAGGAATGGGTGATCGCCCTGTCCGAGGCCCTGGGGCTGGCCCTGGGGAAGACGCTGGACTACACCGACGAGAGCCAAATCTACACACGGCTGGACACCGCGCCGGAGACGGTGCTGGATGTGCTGGCCGTGGACTGGAAGATCGACTGGTACGACACGGAACTGACGGTGGAGCAGAAGCGCCGCATCGTGAAGACGGCGCTGACGGTCCGGCGGCTGATGGGCACAGCGGCGGCGGTGAAGCTGCAGGTGCACGCCATCTACCCGGAGGCCACCGTGACGGAGTGGTTCCAGTACGACGGGAGGCCGGGATGCTTCCGGGTGAGCCTGCCGCTGCCGAAGGAAGGCATCACGGCGGCGGAATACCGGCGGCTCAAGACCGGCATCCTGACCACGAAGAACGAGCGCAGCCACCTGGACGTGATCGACATTCAGCACGAGTGCGAGGCCATGGTGATCACAGGCGGGTGCTGCTCCATGAGCCAGATCATCGAGGTCTGGCCGGAGCTTGTGAGCGAGCTGGAAGTGACAAGCGAGCGCATCGCAGGCGGCGCGGCCAGCATGAGCCAAACGGCGGAGGTCTGGCCGGAGCTGACGGAGGCGCTGGAAATCCTGGCATACCGGCACACCGGCGGAGCCGTGAGCACCGCGCAGGCCGTGGAGGTATGGCCGGAGCTGGCGGCAGTGGTGGAGATCACCGTGACGCGGAACACCGGCGGCGCGGCGCACACGGACCAGGCGCTTGAGGCATGGCCGGAGCTGACCGAGCAAATCGAAGCAACGACGGAGCTGGACCGGGGCGGCGGGACCGCTGCGAGCCAGGTCGTTGAAATATACCCGGAAGGGGGAGGATGAAATGGACACTGAAAACGTAGTTGTCACCAAACAGGACCGAAAGTACAAGACCCTCGTGACCGACATCGGCAACAAGAAAATGACCAACGCCATTCTGAACGGCAAGAAGGTCAACGTCGTCATGGCGGCGGTGGGCGACGGCGGCGGAAGCTACTACCTGCCCACGGCGGATATGACCGCGCTGGTGCATGAGGTATGGCGCGGGGCCATCGCCAGCAAAGAGATCAACAGCAAATCCTCTAACATGGTGGACGTGAAGTTCGTGCTGCCGGGGACCGTGGGCGGCTTCACCGCGCGCGAAGCTGCCCTGATCGACGACGAGGGCGACATGATCGCCGTGTGCAACCTGCCGGACACGGAGAAGGCAGCCATCGAGGACGGCATCGCCGCTGCGCTGACCATTCTCATGCACATCGTTATGACCAACAGCGACGCACTGACCTTTACGCTGGACCCGACCACCGACACGGCGAGCGCCGTGTGCGTGGCCTTTACCATCCCGCATGAGGCATGGCAGAGCGCGGGCGGCGCGGAGGACGACGAGGGCGGCGGCACCTACCCGTGCCGGGCTGATGTGGTGTGCGACGAGGCGACCGCCATGCACACGCCCATCGCAACGCTGGACAAGGCGTGCCTGGCGGCGGCCAAGGCGTGCGAGCTGTGCCCCACGGTGGAGACCGCGAGCGGCGTGCTGCGCTTTTGGGCGATGAAGGTGCCGGACGGCGAGCTGACCGGAAGCGTGCTGCTGGTCGGCCAGGGCGGCGGAGGCAAGAGCGGCGACGGGAGCTACACCCTGCCGACGGCAACCCCCTTCCGCCTGGGCGGCGTGAAGGTGGGCGACGGCCTGACCGTGGACAACGAGGGCAAGCTGTCGGTCGATGCGGCCAACACTGAGGAGACCACCGGCGCGCTGAACGAAGTGTTCGGCGCAGAGGACGGCAAATAAGCCGCCCCACAATCCCATAGCACCGTCGCTTGAAGCGGCGGTATTTTTATCGACAATTCCGGGGGCATCCCCGAAATTGAATATTTTTTAAGGAGGACAAAAATATGTCCAAATTCGTAAATCTCGAACAGATCAAGGTGCTTGCCAACAAGGTCAAGTCCGAAGACGCCGCCCTGGGTACTAAGCTGGAAACGGTCACCACCAAGGTCGATAACCTGGTCGCCGCCGGCGGCGAGGCCAACATCCTTGAAGGCGTCAAGGTCAACGGCGCTGCCCTGGCTATCTCCGACAAGATGGTTGACATCCTGATCGCCTCCGGCGAGGAGAACGGCACCATCTCCGTCAACGGCGCTGCTGTTGCCATCAAGGGCCTGGCCGCTCTGGCCTACAAGTCCGAGATCACCGAGGACGAGCTGGGCGAGGCTCTGAAAGCCTCTATCGCCGCTAAGGCCACCAAGGCCGATCTGGACGCCCTGACCGTCCGCGTGGGCGACATCGAGAAGGCCGGTTATCAGACCGCCGAGCAGGTCCAGGCCGCTATCGCTGCCTCCGGCCACGCTCATTTCGAGGTCGCTGAGACCGACCCCACCGCTGAGGGCTTCGAGGCTCAGGCCAACGTCATGTACCTGTACATGAACAGCAAGACCAAGCACTATGACATCTACGCCAAGGTCGGCGAGAGCGTCGTCCTGCTGGATGATACCACCGTCGATCTGAGCGAGTACGCCAAGACAGCCGACGTGACCTCTGCCATCAGCACCGCTATCGCCGCGCTGAACATCGACCAGTACGCCACCGACGACGACCTGACCGCCGCTGTTGAGCGCGTGACCGCCCTTGAGACCGCCATCGCCAACGTCTACACCAAGAAGGAAGTGGACGACAAACTGGCGACCAAGATGGATAAGGCCAGCATGGACGCCTACGCCACCGACGAGGAGGCCCAGCAGGCCGCCGCCAACGCCGTTGCCGGTGCTCAGGCCACCGACACCGAGTTCAACGCCGCCATGAATGAGGTCTGGACCCCCACCGAGGGCTAAGGCACCTCCTCGCGTCAGAAACGAATACCAGGGCCGGGGCGAAATGCCCCGGCTCGCTTATCAGGAGGTGAAACCCAGTTGGCTGACGAGAAGAACGTAACTCTGGAACAGTTCAAAGGCTTTATGACCAAGGCCGACGAGCGGCTGGACAAGTTGGAAGTCGGCAAGGAAAACAAGGTTTCGCCCGTCAGTATCACTATTCCGACGGAGGGGTGGGCCTCCGAGGAGATCGGGGAGACCGACGAGGAAGGAACCGAGGCATCCTATCCCTTCTACTACGACATCGCGGCGGCGGACGTGACCGCAAAGCACCGGGCGGACGTGACAATCAGCCGCGAAAGCCTGGATGCGGCGACGGTGTGCGGCCTGTGCCCGACCAGCGAGACGACAGAGGGGAAGATCAGGCTGCGCGCTATGAAGGCACCGACGGAGGCCATTACGGCGGAATACTGGCTGCGCGGCGGGAAGGAGTAATACATGGCATTAGGACAAGTGAATGTTCCCGGCGCTGCCGGGATGGACGCCGTAGAGGCGAAGCAGGCCGCTCAGGCGGCCAAGGAAGCGGCTGAGGCCGCACAGCGCACCGCAGAGAGCGCCGGGAAAACGGCGGACGCCGCCATGCAGAAGGCTGCTGACGCCGAGACGGCGGCGGGCAACGCGGACAGCAAGGCGGACGCGGCCCTGGATGCGGCCAACACCGCCGCCCGCGCCGCGACGGCCGCCCCGCCCGCCGCCCGCGCGGGC